ACCTTCAGATAAAGCTGTTGCATCTGTTAAGTGGCTCTACGAACAAGTCGGTGGAGAACTAAGACCTCACTCTTCGTTTAAACAAACAAGTTGTCCTGGTGATGCTTGGAGACAACACATTGTAGAAGGACTTGCTGTTACCACAATTAGTAATGAAAGTCCACCTGACATGATACATCCACAAGCATTTCAAAAGAAACTTGATATAATTATTGCTAAACTAGAAAACATTGAGAATAAGTTAAAGTTAGGAAATTTAATAAGATGAGTGAAGAATATAAAGATTTATTGGAAAGATGTTTATGGACATTTGTTGAAGCGTTTGCTTCTACATTAGTTATCTCACCTGCTATAGGTGTAGATTTATCTACATTAGAAGTTGCTGCTTTAGCAGGTGGTGCTGCAGTATTATCAGTATTAAAGTCATTTGCAAAGAATAAAATATCTCCACCAATTAAAAAAGTATCTAGGTAATGGCTAGTAAAAAGAAACCTGTATGGGATAAGCCTAGACCTAAGTCATTAGGTAAAAGTAAAAAATTAACCCCTGCTCAAAAGTCTAAAGCAAAAGCTAGGGCTAGAAAAGCAGGTAGGAAATATCCTAATCTTGTGGATAACATGTGGGCTTCTAAAAGATAATGTCAATTACTTATAGAGGTGAGAAATTTTCAGGTTATAACAAACCAAAAGCTACACCTAAGCATTCTAGCAAGTCACACGCAGTTCTAGCTAAAGAAGGTAGCAAAGTTAAACTAATTAGATTTGGTCAAAAAGGTGTGAAAGGCAGCCCTTAAGGTACAAAAAGAAATAAAGCGTTTAGAGCTAGGCATGCTAAAAATATTAAAAAAGGTAAAATGTCTGCAGCATATTGGGCAGCTAAAACTAAATGGTAGAGGAGGTGTATGTGTATGCCTATAGATAAAAAAGGTATGAAAAAACGTTACGGTAAAAAACGTAAAGGTTCTAAAAAATATTAATTATTCCAACAGGTTTTAGACGCATTCCAATGATGCCATCCATCGTTATACACTAACCAACTTGCTACTGCTGTTGCAGTATCAGGGTCTGTCCTGTCTTTTTTAATCTTTAACTTAGGGGTTAACCATGCCCATGTATCATCATTGAATTGCCACAGTCCTATATCTCGTGTGTCATTCTTATTTATTCCTACAGCATTAGCACGTCCTGAACTCTCACAGTAAATAACTTTTAGTGCTTGCTTTACATCTTTGTCTTTAAAGTATGTGCTGACCGTGGGCATCCAGTCAGCTACATACTCTATTTTTTTATTATCTTCACGACATTCACGATATTCTTTTAAATCTTGAACTGTCATCATATATGGCAAAGCACAGAACAATAGACTTTCTAACATTATTTTGTATGTCCTTTACGAATTTTGTTTTCTTTTCTAACTCTTCTAATAAATCGCCATCGATAATAAAAATGTAAAAACTTCATTCTTCTTCACACCAACAAACAACTAATTGTTTTACCATATCAATAATACTTGAAAAACACCACACACAGAAAGCAACAGGCGTAATCCCAAAATCTCCTTGTATATCTCCTGCATCTAAATCTATTTCAGCTTCACAAATACTACATTCAGTTGCAGGTTTCATTCTTCTTCTTTATATCTACTTATTTCTGTACGCAACACACCTTTTGCTTGCAATGAATACGCAGCTACAAACTCATCTACATCGTCTAATTCAAGACATACTAAACCATTTGATGTACCATCAGGCATAGCTACAAATACAAAAGGCCTTTCATCATCAGGTAAGTTAGTATCATTTTGTTCTTTTGCTTTAACATATCTATTCCACAGTGTTTGTACTTGCTTACCTGCTTTAACTTCTACTCTCATCCAACCATCTACCCATCCTTCCTCGTGTGCTCTAAGATGTTGTAACTTAGGTTCAGGTATTAACAACTTACGCATGGCCATGTACTGCTTCTTGCGTCCTTTGGCTTTATTATTACGCCCACGCTTAGAAGCAGCACTACGTTTTTTAGCCATTAGAACGGTGCAATGTTCCATTCTTTAGGTAAGTCGTCAGTAATCCACCATGATTTAGAAAACTTACCTGTGTGTGCTGAACATTCCATTTGTGATTTTGCACCACATTTAAAGTCAGGACTTGATGGTCCTCTTTTGTCTTGTCTGTTATCAAATACCTTGCCACTACAGAACGGACATGTTAAATCTGTACGTGGTACAGTGTCTGCTTGTATTGTATCTTTAATCTTTTCCGTAATCTCTTCTGTTTCAAACACAGAATTAATTGCTTCATCTACAGTGTCAGCAGGTTTAAGTTCTTCAGTCATGCCTAGCTCTACCTGCTGTAAGTATGCATCTATTTGTTCTTTAGACCATTGATTTCTATTGATGCCAAACTTTTTAAGTTCTGCATATTGGTCAGCTAACTTCAATGCTTTACCTTGATGTGCAGGTGTAAGGCCTTTAACCATGTTTGTAGCAAGAGTATCTACTTCTGCCACAGTCATTTCTGTAGGTTTCGGTTCAGGTTGTTTGAAAGATTTAGACATCTCTTCACGACTAGGTCGTGCTTTGTCTGAACCTTGATACATCCAGTTCGCCAACATACGCCCTATACTTGAAGTTTCACAATTCTCCATCCAAGCATCTGCGTTGGCAAATCCACCTTGACCTTTAGTTTCCTGTGCTATACCTGTAGATACAGGGTTAACATCTTCCATGTCTCTGTAACCCAATGTACGTATAGTTACAGTTAATCCATCATCAGTAATGTGAACTACCTCTGTATATATACGACCATTAGGATAGTCTGCCCAAAATTTCTTTAGACGTTCCTCTACGGTTTCATAATCTTCTAAGTTAAACTTAGCCATCTGTATTCCTTTCTTCGTGTGGGTCATACACCTCGCCTACTTCTCTATCTGCATAGTGTTTAGGACTAGACTTGATAGATGATATTGTAAGTTGTGGTTCTGACCACTCTATTTCAAAGTATTCTTCTATTACATCATCAGGACTGTCGCCACGTTCCATGGCTATAGCTTTAAGTGCTGACCTACGTAATGTAGAATTGTCTGCACGGAAAACTAAGTCCCAATCTTTCTTTAAATATTCTTTGAGTGTACCCATTTCTTTAACTATAAATTTCGGTTTACTTGTTCTTCTAAATACTAGCGAATGACCACGCACACCTCCATTTTCAGGCAACTCTTTTGCTACCTGTTGTTGAAATAGCCTTTTAATTGTGCTAAACGCACTAGCTAAGTGTGTAAGTTTAAGAAATAACTCTTCTTTTTCTTCTATGTTCATATCCTCTAGCCATTCAACTATCTCATCAGTGTACATTTCAGAAATCTCTTCGCCTGTAACTGTACTTTGATATGCAGTTTTAACTAGATGAATTATGTCATCAACGCCTATGTTACTCATTGTTACCTGCACTTAATCTTGCATATACATGCACTGATTTATCAGGTGTACTGCGTCTTATCCTAGTTTCAAGGTTTAAATTTTCTCTTGTTAACAATTTGGTTTTCCAATAGTTACAAGATGACTGTGCAATAGGATAGATTTTAAGAAATTCATTTCCTACATATTCGTACACTCTGTACCATTGGTCAGGATTTAATCGCAAGGTTGCCATTGTTTCCTCTGACATAATATTTACATTACGTTTTGCATTTGGTTCAGGGACTTTATCCACTGCTATTGGTGTATAGTCCACTCTTTCTTCGTTCATATATTCTCCTTATCTTATTTGTCTGCCACGAGTACGTCCGTACGTACGTGGTGAGTGATGAAAACAATACTTGCTTTTGTTGTACTGTGACATCACGACTGTGCATCCATCTTTTAGACACACCCTACCTTTTTCGTAAGTCTTATTTTTTCTAACATTTTTAGGATTGCTAGAACCTTTCATGTACACGTTACTCATTTTTTAAATTTGCTTCCAAGGTGTGAGTTTCTGTACAATTTATTTTTAAATTCAAATCCACCTTTTTTCTTAGACTTCATAGCCCTACGTTGTTGTCTGTTCATACACTTCCTTCCTCTGCTTGGTCATAGCATGTATCACACATAGGTCTGTCACCTGTTGTGATGTATGGTTCACTATCTTGTACTGCTACATGTGTGTCCATCATGCATCTAAATATGTGTAACATTATTCTTCCTCCAATTCGACACGTACATTGTCATGTATGCCCTGTAAATAGAAGTACGTGTCACCATCTATCAAGTCTAAATGACTGTCGTAATCTAATACTTTTTCTAATGCATCTGCAAATTCTTTTTTCATTATTCTTCCTCTCCCCACAATTCATCAATAACAGTTGTAATAACTTTATTGTCTTGTGCTTGTACATAAAACTTGCCATTGCGTATGTGCTTGTCAGCAAGTTCTTTCCAGGTGTCATAACCTAAGTTAATATTTCTATCAAACATCTTGTTGTATGTATCTTTAGCTACTGCGTAGCTTGGTGCTTCAATGTAAAAAACTACATTAAAAGTTTCTTTAATTTTAAACTTGGTTAAGTTCTCTTCTGATGTTGTCATAGTATTCCTCTCTGTCAGGGTCTAATGCACCCCCACGGTATCTTGCTTCCACTGCCTCTTGACCACCCATCTGTGTGTAATAGTCAGCACGATAGTCTTCTACACTTTCGTAGTCAGGGAATTGTTCCTTATATATCTGTACGAATAGGTTGACTTTCGCTTGTATCATCTCAATAACAGACATGTAATCATTTATTTCAGACATGTTATCTAATTGAATAACCATATCTTGTACTGATTTGTATGCTGTTTCTTTGTTGTATATAGCGTCAACATAGTCGAACGGATTATAATGTTTGTATTTCATGTTGTCCTTCCATATATATATTATAATATAGTTCTCATTTTATTCTAACTATATTATAAATTTTATTTTTTTGATTTGTAATATTTTTGGTTGTAACCATGTCCTGAAACAAGTTGTTTGACACCACGCATGTAACAGAGTATATTGGTACATACCAAAGTGGCATTAACTGTAGTCAAGTGGTCACCACACCACATACATATATTGCTCATAGTTATAGTTTAACTAGATATTCTGCAGTTATGCCACTATTTTCCTTACAAAATAATAGATACTGACAGGGTCTCCCCATCGATGCAAGCTGTTCTTGAGCATAAGTATTATAACTTTCAGTGCTACCGTTAATCCATAGCCGTACATCATTTATGTATTGTGTGTTAGGTGTATGATAGTGACCTGCTACTGCGTAATCAAAGTCTTCCATCATACCTGCAGATGCTAATGCTTTCCAACCTAGTATCTTTTTACCAAATCCATACCATGGAAATCCTCCATGACCTCTGACTTGGTCGCCATGAAACATAAAGAACTTACATTTGTTACCTAAGTCTGCAACTTTGTACCAGTTTCTTTCTCCATCTAAGTTGGGTAATTTAAAAGTAATTCTTTTTTCGTCTTTGTATAACTGTTCTAGTATCTTACCTAGCATCATGTCTGCGTTACTTTCAGGATGATAGTTTCTTCTTGACCTACCACCTAGTGAACCATGATTACCTATAACCCAATGTACTTCTACTTCTTTAAAACCTTGTAATAATCTGTTTAAAAAACCTGTAAGTATTCTTGGTCCATCAACTGTAACTTGTTTATACAAAGATGCATCTATTAAATGTTCTTGCCCAGGGAATATAAGTTCTCCCTCTACAATATCTCCTAGCCCAAGCACTGCTACTTTATTAACAGGATGTGATTTGCGTTGCACTGCTGCAAGTTCGCATATCTTATCTGCATAT